CTTCAACCTTTTCGTAAAGACAAAGATATTGGCCGAAGCCTCGATCCCATTTGTAGATCGCCGTGGCCTTCTCGCCGTCTTTCACCCCATAAGTTCCCTTGGTCACTTCTTTAACCTGACCTCCGGGAAGACCCAGATATATACCATCTTCCGAGGCCCACAAAGCCGTCCGACCGAGAAGACCTGGGCCAACGTCTTCTCCTTCAATACTGATTGCAGAGCCTTCAATTACCTTACTATCTGTAACTTTGTCGTAAAGAAATCCGCCGTCGAGAAGGGGATCATCTCCCAGAAGAAAAAAAACATCATCTCCGGCTCCGACATAAAGACCATCCTTAATTCCCTTGAGCATGGTAATCCAACCACTAAATTGGAGAAAATTTTTTCTCATATCCATTCTCATAGGTTGGGTTGCATCGGAGAAAAATACTTTCGATCCCTGGGCCGCATAGAGTCTCGAATTGTAAAATTCGATTAGATGACCTCCGACCATTCTTTTCTTGAATCTTAAATCGGGATTCGGAAAAGGATGGGGTTGGCCATCCTCGATGTAACCGACAATCGAACGGTTCGAGAAATAGATCGTTCCGTCCGCCTCGATAAAGTTCATTTTCTCTTCCGGTTTCAAAATCGAAAGAAGAATCTCGGTCTTATAATCTTCAAAAAGTCTCTTGAGATAAATCCCTTCGCAGAAAAAACAATACTTTCCATTCGACCAGAGGGAACGAACATCTCCAGAGAGAACAGATTCAAATCCTTTCCTTCGGTGCATCATCTTCTCGTCATCGATGTCGATGTTTTCTCCGACTTCAAGATATGTTCCTCCCTTTCCGACCGGGATTCTCAAAGGGTCGGCCATGTTATTTACACCGAGAAAGTTTCTAAAATCCATCCATGGTTCAACCATTAGATCGCTCCCCTGTGCGGGCTAAGAACACGACTTGAATGTCTGAGTCGATACTTCTCTTTTTTGGCAAGCATTTTGCTCGCCTCGAATAAAATCCTGTGTCTATCTGAGGCTTTTGGGTCATAACATTCCGCATCCTGTTTCAAATAAGCCTCTCTTAAAATTCCGTCGATCAATTTTGGGTGATAATCGAAGTTGATCTCCGGTGATTGACTTTCCCATAAAGCTAAGGTTAATTGAGTAAGCGGCAACCGAGAGGTAGAGAGCCACAACGTATCTCTAACTTCCTGAATAATTGCCGCAGAAGGAGTTTCGTTCGTGATAGATTCGCTCACCGTGAAGGCATCTGCGGTGGCCGTGACGACAGTTTTAGTTCCAAGGTTAATGGTAGTGCCGGAGATGACCACTTGATTACCGACTGAAAGATAAGTGGAAAAGTTTGCACCTGCCTTCGTGATGCTCTTATCCGCCGTCGCAAAGGTCATCGGGCCGGAGAAATATCCGTCTGTATTGAAATAAGGAATAACCCTCAACTTCGCCGCTTCATAATCTGGCACGAGATAGAGGGGATCGCCTGTCCGTGTCTCCCATGAAAAGATATTGTCATTGAGCCAGAGTTCATCTTTAACTTCAATGTTCGGCCATCCGCTCAGGAGTCTTCCTTTGTGGAGAGCGATAATTCTTGAATCCATGGGATAGGTGTGTTGATTTGAAAGGAGGAGAATTTTGCAGATAGCCTCGGTAGAAGAATCTCGAAGGCAAAGAGTCTGCCTGCACCATTCATTCAGAATAAAATTCAGGTGACGAAGAAGTTCCTCGTCTTTCCAGAGTTCATATCCTTTTCCGTATCCCTTTACATCATCGAGTTTATCCACCCTCGTCGAAGTGAGAATTTCCTTTGTGTTCATAGTCCTCCTATGAGAGGTTTAACCATTTAACCCCACGAAGGAAAAAACTCACACATCCAGTTTAACCATGATGTCGTCCAGCTTACTATTAGCTGTGGCAAGATTAGCAATAAGAGTATCGATCTTCTCGATAAGTAAACCCGTTTTAGAGGCTGCTAACTCTGCTTTTTCGGCGACTAATGTAGCATCAACTTTCACCAAATTGGTTAAGTCCTCTAAATTACTAAAAAGGACACTTATTTGAATTTTTTTATTATCACTGGCCATACAGAGATACCTCAAATTTTAGGGGGAGAGTGGAATGTTTAAAGTTCCACTCTCCCCAAAGATAAACAGTTTTTATGTTATAGGTACAGCAATTCCACCAGCCGCTCCAGCGATTGCCTCACCATTGGATACGAATATCCTGGAATTGGCCGCTGCGGAATATTCCGCAGCTCCAACGCTTTTACAATCCATGAAAATCACCTTTCCATGGGCGGGAACACTGGCCTTGCAAAGTCCCAATACTTCAGTGCCAAGGCCCAGAAAACGACAGTTATCAAACAATGTATAAACGTTTTCGGAGACCAGATCATCAATCGCAATAGGAGTCATTGTTGCCTGGTTTGTGTACCACATGAACACACAATCCATGAAGTTCCAAGAAGTCTCCTCACCCGCCAGGTGAAGTTGATAACCAGTTGTGGAGGCGGCCAACTGATTCCAATGCCCTATGGTACATCTCCTAAAAGTATTAGACCCATTGGCTCCTGCACCAGACAAATTCCGATAGGCTTCCGCACCAAGGGTGGCTATGATCGGGGAGTCAAATTGACAATCCTCAAAATAGTTATAGGAGCTACCCGCTCCTACTGTGACATTCTGTACTCCAAGGGCACTATCGAAATCTCTTTGCCAATGGATAGTCTTAAACTTACATCCCTTAGCCAGAATACTAAACAGGATTCCAGCGAATGCTGCCGTATCGTGAATCCTGCATCTTCCGCCATACACTCCTGGGCCATCAAGACCGATTAGGTGAGTAAAATCTTTGGCCCATACGAATGATGCGATTAAGTTATGGTAACTTGCCCCTGGAACCAGGATTAATGCCTCATTCTTGTTTGCGGTCAATGCCGCATATCCGCCTGCCAATGTCTTCTTGGCATTTGAAATGCTCTTTCCGGCATAGGCACTATCGCTTCCATTGACCGGATCAACGAAAATCTTTTTGGTGAACATATCGAGACTTGCACCGCCCCTAATCATGTCAATGGTTGCTTCTCCAATGGAAAGTTGTTCATATCTCATGGTAATCCTCCTTTTTATTCACAAGCGTCTGAGCTTCCCGGCCTTGTTACTCAAGGGGAGGCCAATTAAGGCCCCCCCGTCAAAGGTTTATTCAGGTAAAAGTTGTATGCCATCAAGTATCACGTCGAAGATGGCATCGACGATGTCTGCTGTTGCGATCACTCCGTAGAGTATCGTGGCGACCTTGTAATACTTCGGCAGAGAAACCGTACCGTAGAACATCCCGGCTGCGTTCATTATCTGAGCCGCAAGGGGAGTGATCGACCCGTCTTGCAGGGTCATAGTCCCCGTCAAGGCACTTGCGGTCTTAACACGGAGGGCAGTCCCTTTGAGGGTAAATCCTGCCGGGATTTCTCCAAGGTAATATGTGTTCCCACTCACGAGACCACCGGATACCTTCGTTGCATTGATAGGTATTACGATGGCTGCATGAGCCCTGATCGCATCTGACGGAATGGCTCCAATCGTTTCTGTTCTGAGATCAATAGTTGCCATAATAGTTTCCTCCTTGAATTCAAAAAACTGGCATTTTAAATTTCACCATGATATAACAAAGTTTATGCTCTGCATTTGCGGTGAAAATCATGCCAGGCGCCGGTGTAAAATTTATCTTGCCGCCGTCTTCCAAAAATGGCAACAAGCCCATAGACAAGAGCGAACCGCCTATATGAGAAAATGGCGGCCCACCCATCCGCTAACGCTTGCTCAACGAAAAAAAGAATCTTGTCGAGCTTATACCAGAGTCTATGTTTCAAGAGGGCACTTAAATAAACAACCATGCGAAAAATGTGGTAATCCTGTAGCCGAAAAGCACCACTTAGATTATTCATGCCCTCTCGAAATCTCATGGCTTTGCACTCCATGCCACCGTTTATTTCATAAACAGAATTCTATTTGTGGCAATACAGAATTCCAACGCTCTCAGTCTTGAGAACCTTGAATCCCAGGATATTCAAGCCTCGCACGATATCTGCGAAGGCATCCTGAGACCGAAGGGTCTCCGTCTCGGTGATCTGAGAAGCGAAAGAAGGCCCACTTCGATGGCCGAACATTGACTTATAGCAAGTCACTCCATCGGAAGCCGTGGGGAGAAGATTCGAGGAATAAAGGGTGAATCGGTCGATCTGTCCCAGTCTCCCATTCCGTATAATGGAAGTGTTGTCTCCCGTGAGAGAGGCATCTTTCAGGTCGGACTTCTTGATGAGACCCGCCATCCAGATTGGGATTATCATCCATCGACCAGTTTCCGGGACGTTCTGCTCATCGAGGACAGAACCGCAGTCCACGATGTAGTCAAGAACGTTTGCCTTATCAACGGTCTCAGGAGAACCTGTGGCCCCCAGGCTATAAGAAAGAGACTTCACGCCTGCGGTGAGGCCCTTATTTCTGGCATGAACACCAGCCGCCATCGTCACGAAACAATCCGTTTCGATGGTGATCTTCATCTGCTGACCGGCTTCCTCTGTCCACCTGTCGAGGAGATTGATGTCGGACTGAACATCCATCACATCGTCAAGTTCCACATCCCAGTAGTAACCCTGATCGATGGAGAGAGAAGTCGGAACGGAAGTAGGTCGCTCTCTCGTGAGGGCCTGACCCACAACGTATTTGCGGATGGTGATCGGAGAGACGGTTCGGATTAAAACCGTATCGCCGAATTTCTTGATCTCATTTTCATAGTCGGTATTGCTGATCTCCGACAAGCACGTGGAATCATAAAACTTTACAAGGATTTTTCCAGACCAAATTTCCGGAATAAATTGAGCTCCTGCCCTCGTATAATCGGGCACTTCATTAACTCGTGGGTATGCCATGGTAGTTCCTCCTATCCATTAACGATCAATCCTTTCGCCATGGCCTCGTCGATCTCGGCACTAATTTTTAATCGGTCTTTAAGTTTGTTCTTGTATCGACCAAGAGCAACATCGGTATGAAACTTCTTGACGAAGGATCGAGTAAAGGTTTTTGGTTTGCCATCGCCATCCCCCGGTTTCTTGGGCGGTTGACCGCCACCAGGTCTCGAAGGAGCGAGGGCTTCATCACCTTCGACGGGTTTTTCTTCGCCGATAGGTGTTTCTATTTTATGTGCAGGAGTCGCAGGCTTTTTAAGGGCCAGCCAGTCGTTGAAAAATTCTGCGACCGTATCCGCATCGGCATTAGTTAGGGCATTTCGCAAAAGATCAAAATCTGAGACCCCACGGTATTTCTTATTTTTGAGATGGTTGGTGAATTCCTTGTCGTCGTTGATCTGCCTCCAACAAGGATTACCGTTCTCGTCCTTAATTAACCGATCCAGTTTCCCGGTAAAGGTTTCTGCGGCGGATTGCTTCACATCCTTTTCTACCGATGCCACCCTGGGCTCAACCGTTCCCTTGAAGACCTCATCCACGATGGAATACACCATACCCTTGAATTCATCGGACTTGATCCATTGCTTCATCACAATGAGTTGGCCCCGATGGATTTCAGGATAGGCATCTTGGTAGGTTTGGAGGTCTTGAGCTTCTTGTGGATCGGGTTTAGCGGCAGGTTCTTCGGGTGGCTTAGTGGCCTTCGATTGAAGGTCTGAAATCGTCGATTGAAGTGTTGCAATCTGACCAGCCATCATTCGATTTACCGAAACGAGGTCTGGAACCTCACTGTCAATCTTGCCCTTTAAGACATTGATCTGATGGAGAGCTTCCTCATATTTCACCTTGTAACCGTC